GTGAACCGGCTAGAGTCTATGAAAACTCTGTTATAATCTTGCTAGGCTGTCCGCACCTTTCGGAACACTCTGTGTGTACCCTGTTTAGGCGCGTCGGGCTAGCTCTTCCTGTCACCGGAAGCCTTCACCCTGTCCCCAGACTATGTAGGTTCGCCTGCTATGTCGTGGGTTTCTAATAATCCCCAACCCAGCGGGGCTATTCGGTTGATAGGTTCCTAACCGTTTCGCGGTGCCTATCGTCCTGCCTCGGCTGCTTGCCTTGGCACCACTTAATATAAGCCCCCGCGCCGAAAGCGCAAGGGTTTTCTATTGCTTCCCGCGCGAATGCCGGGGGGCCTGGGCAGGTTTTTGGGTCCCATGTGGGCCGGGCCGGGGGGAAGTGTTCTACGCGCGAACAATTACAGATATCACTCGGTTTCTGGTTAACGGACCAGAACTTTGGGTCACTGGTCCTTTCCCTTCGTGAAGCTCATGCTCACCACTGGGTCCCATCCCCTGTTCGCCTGGTAAACGTATAAAGACTCTTGACAGCCCGCTAGGTGCGTGCTATCTTATGAGTGGGAGGGTAGGGCCTGTAAGGCTACTCTAGTCATGTATCTCAGCAACGACGATTCCGAGGCGCGCCTGTCCAGCCCCGTGAACCTGTCGAACGTGGTAGTCGAGTACAAGCGGAGGACCGGTAGGCCCACTGGTTCACCCCGTTTGTCTCCTGCTGCACGCGAGATCGTGGCTCAGGCTGCACGGGTCCTACCCCCCATTCACGTTGCAGAAGCTTTTGGGTTGAACCGTCGTACCGTATCTAATCTGTCCCGTGGTGTATCCTCCAACTCCTCTCTGGGCCGACAGGTCATAAATGAAGGACTCAAGGAGGGGCTGGACAAGGTCGAGGAGGACCGGGCCAAGACCATCTCGGGAAAAGCACTTGATATCCTCATGGCCACCCTGAGTGACGTGGATACCTCGAAGATCAGGTCACAGTCCACGAAGGTCAAGGTTGCCAAGGACCTCGCCATCATCCACGAAAAGATGTCGGGTAAGGGGCCACAGGCTGGGCTTACCAGGGTCCTCATCTATGCGCCGCGACAGAGGGACATGAAGGAGTTCGACGTCATCGACGTTCCAGCTCAGGTGGTTTCACGGTGAACCTCTCACGTCGGTCTTTTCTCTCTTCTATTGTACTCGCGTACGCGGGCGCGCGAGGGGAGGTCGGTAAAGCTCTCCTCAAGCACCGAAAGAAGTTCTCCGCAGTTCTTGTAAGTAACCAAGACTTGCGGGTCCCATTCACTGAGATGGAGGTGAACCGTGTAGAACTAGAACGAGTCCGAGCCTCAATACCGAACCTTTTTGAACGTGATGACACGTTCTTCCGCACGCTCGATAGTGAGCAGCGGGTCGGGGGCCGCCGACGTCGGAAGGGTGGCCGTGCACGCGGCGTGGTGAGGGGCTAGCGTGTCTATCGAAGTCACTCCGGTCATCGAGAAGGTCTGGAAGCCTTTCACCAGACAAGAGGACTTCGTTGGCCTGCCAGATGAGGTGTTTGAAGGCTTCTATGGTGGGGCCGCTGGTGGTGGGAAGAGCGACGTTATCGTAATGCTCCCCATCCTGCGTCAGTTCCACCTGAATGCGAACTACCACGGAATCGTCTTCCGTCGTACCTTCCCTGAGCTTGAAGAGTCCCTGCTCATGGTGGCAGCCAAGTGGTATCCCTACTTCGGCGCCAAGTACAACGATCAGAAGCACACGTGGACCTTCCCTTCAGGTGCGGTCCAACGCTTCTCGTACATGCAGAACGACGACGATGCTCGTCAGCATGACACTGCTCAGTACAACTACATCGGCTTCGACGAGCTGACGCACTTCAGTGAGTTCCAGTACATCTACATGATCTCGCGCATTCGTCGTTCAGAGAAGGGTCTGCCTGTCATAATCAGGAGTGCTAGCAACCCTGGGAACATAGGCCACTCCTGGGTGCGTGCTCGCTTCGTACGTCCATTCAAACAGGGGTACAAGGCGCTTTATGACGAGGCATCGAAGACGTATCGTATCTTCATCCCGTCGAAGGCGACGGACAACCCTCATATCATGGAGAACGATCCCAACTACATCAATCGTCTTCGCTTGCTCCCACTGGTTGAACAGAAAGCGAAGATCGATGGGGATTGGGATGCTTACGCTGGCCAGGTCTTTTTCGAGTTCCGCTCTCAGAAGTATCCTGACGAGCCGGCGAACGCCATCCACGTCCATCCATGGTTCCAGATCCCTTCCTGGTGGCCCAAGTTCGTCTCGATAGATTGGGGCTTTGACGCTCAGACCGTCGTTTATTGGTTTGCTGTCTCACCTGATGGACGACTCTTCGTCTACAGGGAGTACACGTGCGAACGTAAGCACACGAAGATATGGGCCGCCGACGTTCAGAGGGCTTCACAGTTCGACGGGAACCTCCAGTTCGCCATGCTCGATCCTTCCGCTTGGCAGGCACGTGGGGAAGAGAACCTCATCTGGATGCAGGTCCAGGATGCAATGGGTGAGATTCCCGTTCGACAGGCCGACAACGATAGGATCGGTGGCAAGCTGGCCATCCACGAGGTCCTTCGCTACGAGCCCCGTCCCATTCGTTACGTTCCGAAGGAAGGATACAAGAACGAAACCTACCAGCATGTGTTCAGGATCAACGGGCTCCGAGCCGCTGAAGAGTACAGGGCGATGTTCGAGCCCGACAAGCCTGAACTGAACCTTCCTAAGCTCCAAATCGTAGAAGGAACGTGTCCCATCCTCATCGACACGCTTCCTCAATGTATCTACGCCGATGCCCCCTCCAGTGGAAAGAAGGCCGAGGACGTCAAGGAGTGGAACGGTGATGATCCTTATGACTCTTTCAGGTATGGAGTCAAGGCTTATGAGTCACTCGTAGACGAGTCCTCTCAGTACAATGAGGAACTCCAGAAAAAGTCAGCAATTCTCCAGCTTGCTGGGGAGGACATGTACAGCTTCTATCGTCGGATGGAGCAGATGGAGAGCCAGGGGGGAAACGTTGATGTTTTCCGCCCACGTAACAGGAGATTCCCATGAAGTTTCCTTGGATTCCTGCCGCTAACGTAGACCAGACTTCAAACCTCTGGAGCCTCGTTGGTGACCTTCAACGTGAGAAGAAGGACCTCTGTCGTGAACGGGACATGTGGAGAGAAAAGTACCTCCTGGTGACAGGCCAGGGGAACTACACTTATCCACCTCCACCCGCAAACGAGGAGAAGGAAGAAGAGGATCTTGGCCCGATCGGCCGACATGTCTCGATCATGGGTCTGAAGGCCCGATCGGAGATGGCGGCAAGGGAACGTGCAAAGGAACTGGCAAAGGAGAAGAAGTCCAATGACGCAGCGTGAGCAGCGCGTCCTTTTCTCCCAGCTCGTCTGTCAGTTGGGTGAGGCGGTACGTCTCAAGACCTGGTCCTACGGGACAGTGGAGATGGCTTTCGACGAGTGGACGGTACACAGCGAAAGAGTCTACATCGACGCTGAGACAGGTGAGCGCCGACGTGGTGTTGATCGTGTTCATCACCCCAAGGGTTTCCATCCTAAGGGTCTTGCGGTGGATGTCCTTGTCTACATCAATGGAGTCTATGTCTCCTCTGGTTCGCATCCTATCTGGAAAGAACTCGACCAGATGGCACATGCACTCCACAAGGACCTGAACTTCGGTGACGAGTTTAACGACTCGAACCATCTTTCCTTCGGTGAGGTGAAGCATGCGTAGGCTCCTGTTGATCACGGCGGTCCTTCTAGTGAGTGGTTGTGCTAGCCTCCCAAACTGGCCTCCAGTGCCAGTTCCCACGCCGACACCTACCCCTACGCCCACTCCGCCGCCGGATCCCTCACCAGTCTGCAAGGTTGGTGAGGAAGACTGTGACTGTTTCGTGAAGCCTCCCGGTGAAGACTGGAAGACTCTCTCGTGTGTTCCCCAGAGAGTGTGTAAGAACAAGGTCTGCACTGATCCTGTCACACCTCCGCCCCCTCCACCTCCACCGCCCACGTCGGACTGTATGTACCCTGCCGTGGAGGGCCAACTGATATCGACGACGGACGTGCTAGCATCGAGGCTAGCTTCTGTCCTTGCTGGAGAGGCTGCACTCGGTGATCTTCGTCGTCCAGGTGGTGGGGCTACCCTTGCTCGCGAGAATAACAGGAAGCTGGCGGCATGGCTCCGTACAGAACGAGGACTCTGTGCCTTCGCAGGTCAAGAGGCAGTCTTCGTCCTCGGTACACAGGGACTCTGGGAGGAGTACCATGCGGCTGCGGAAACAGATGGCGGCTGGACACAGAACCCTTACAAGGGAAACCATCGAAACGAAGGACCGGTGACAAGCAGACCGCCTGACATGCCACCGATCGTGGTGGATGCCTGTCCGGTCGAACCCTGTCCAATCAGACGTTGGTCTGCGGACAACCTGCCTCCAGGTTGGGGTGACAACGAGATCGGGAAGTCGGCGTGGAAGTTCAACGCGAAGCTCCACACGATGGGCAATTGCGACTCGACTCCCGTCACAAGGAACCAAGAGCCATACTGTCGTGCAATCGGAATGAGCCCGATGGCGGATGGCAACCTCCGCGCTGCGTGTCCGATGCGCAACGAAATTCCTGGGCAGCCGAATCCAGATCGTGAAGCTGTCGAAACCTGGCTGCTCGAAGGTGGGCCAAAGCGCGAAGGACGTAACGGGCAGGTCTGCACACCGAACAACACCACGAACCCATTTGCGTTTCTCTGTGAGACGGGCAACTGTCGTATCTGTAACACGCCGGGTGACACGTGCTCGGAGTGGTTCTAGGAGGTTGACATGGGATGGTTGAAGGCCATCCTCGCGGTTGTACGCTACGCGCCAGCCATCATCGAGGCGATCAAGCAGGCACGTAAGCGGCATCCCGAGGAGCACAAAGAGGAGGCACCGAAGTGATCTCCAAGTTCATCGCTTTCGTGCAAGACAAGCTGAAGCTCACGCTGAACACGAAGCAGGAGATCGTGGCGCGCATCCTGCTCAACGAGCCTCGAGTGCTCGAGTTCTTGCTTGGTGGCGCTGGCACCGGCAAGACGACACTCTTCGACGCGATCGAGGCTTTCGCACACAACGATCCGACGTACACCACGCGCAAGGAGCTTTTCGACATCATCGAGACGCTGGAGAAGCAGGTCGTCGAGCTCCAGACCGCCGTCGACAAGTTCAAGTCGGAGGTCAAGCCGTGAAAGTTCCGTCCACTAAGCTCTTCGTGGCGGGCACGCTTGGAATCGTCCTGATCGTCCTCGGGTTTCAACTCGCAGGATGGATCGGGGGTACGATCCTGTGCGTACTCGGCGCGTGGGAGGCGTGGGCTCTCCTGAACAAGATCCCAAACGATACGATCAGTGAGATCATTTGGGATCTTGTAAGGGTTTATCCGATCATTGCGGTGATCATGACGGCGGGCTACGTTGCCCTCATCGCACATGGGTACATTCCTGCAACTCAGAAGGGTCTGTACCTCGCGTCGTGCATCTCGTTCCTTTACGGACACTTCTTCTTCCAGCGAGCGGGGAAGTAACGTGGCAACAGTCGAGGTAGAGACGGACGTTAAGTATCCGGGGCTCCTCCAGCCCGGCCCTGACGATGTGCTCATCGACGCGGTGAAGATCATCATCGATCAGGTCGAGATGGAGGAATTGACCGCTCAGGACAAGGCGGTTCAGGAAGCTCGTCGGCGTGAGTTCTACTGGCGCGGCATCCAGGGTGTGTTCTGGAACGAGGTCGCGCACAAGTACGACGAGATCGTCCCGACTACTGAAGCCGAAGCTGAGGCACTGGCGAAAATCGTCAACGTCTATCGTGCTGACGGTGAGTCGATTGCTGCCGCAGTTGCCTCTTCGGTGCCCCACGTCCGTTTCTATCCCGACGACGCTGACAATCCCGACGACATTACGGCCGCAAAGGCTGAAACAAGACTCAGTGAGAAGATCGCCAAGGACAACGAGGCGACCATGCTCATGTTCCAGATCATGTACACACTCTGGACGGAGCCCTTTGCTGCTGCATACGTCTGTTACGTTGAGGACCCCTCCTTTGGATACAGGAGAGTTCCCGTCTACGAAAAGCAGGAGGGTGAAGAGTCCTATAAGGCGTGTGCACAGTGCGGGATGCAGCTCGAACCGTCATCTGTTCTCCAAGCGAACAGTTCCGAACCCCTTGGGGAAACGGACCCGGCAGCATTCATGGGTGAGTGTCCAGACTGTGGTCCCACCGAAACGATCGACGTGAACCAGCCGACTGAGTTCCCCTCCATGACAGGTGAAGTGGAGCTTCCGCAGGGTCGGGCGGTCATTGACATCTATGGGATCTCTCACGTTCGTATCCCGTTCTACTGCCGGCGGCAGGAAGATATCGGATACGTTTTCCTGGATACGGAGCAGCACTACGCCATGCTCCGTGATATCTTCCCCCACATCAAAAAGAAGATCCTCCCTGGGCAGGTGACCACAGGGATGACCCAAGCGGACTACAGGCGTCCGATCGGGTCTACTCGTGAAGCTGAGGTCTCCACCATCAGACGCGTGTGGCTCCGGCCTTGGCAGTTCGAGGTCCTTGATGAGGATACGCATCCGGAGATCGCACAGCTTCGTGAAAAGTTCCCTGATGGGATCCTGACGATTTGGGTGAACGACGTCTTTGCTGGTGCGTGGGCGGATGGCATCGACAAGTCGTGGGTGTTCACGAAGCACCCGATGTCACGGTATATCCACAACATCCCGATCGGTGATCCTGAGCTTCCAATTCAGGACATGACGAATGAGGCGACCAACCTCTTCCTGGACCTCATTCTCAACTCTGTACCTCCTCAGTTTGTCAACCCTGACACGGTCAATTTCGGTAAGCTGGGGAACACGAGACAGCTTCCGGGAACGTGGATCAAAGCAAAGCCTAAGATCCCAGGTACTCCGCTGGACTCAAGCTTCTACACGCCCAAACCTCCAACGATGAGTCAGTACCTACCATCGTTCTTCACGATGTTGGATGCTCGTAGACAACACGTGGTGGGCGCCTTCCCCTCCATCTATGGTGGCCCACAGGCTGCGGGCAAGACGAAGGGTGAGTACGAGCAGTCGCGGGCACAAGCGTTGCAGCGTCTTGGGATTGTGTGGAAGATGATCAACATCTTCTGGCCCAAGATCATGAAGCTAGCCGTCAACCAGATGCGCGAGAACATGGCTGACGACGTGAAGGATGTCCAGCGCTCGGGCAACGACTTCGTGAACGTCTGGATCCGCAAGATGGAGATGACAGGGAAGACCGGACGGGTGGAGAGCGAAAGCTCAGAAGAGTTCCCTGTCGCCTGGAGCCAGATCCGTGGGATCCTGTTTGAACTGTTGGGTCTTGGGATTCCACAGGTGAACGAGGCGATCCTGAACGTAGAGAACATCGAGTTCCTGAAGCGCGTCATTGGGATCCCGCAACTCTACATCCAGGGTGAGGATGATCGGACCTACCAGCTTACTGTGATCCAGGAACTCATCAAGAGTGCACCACTCATGCCTGGGTTCCCCTCGATCCCGCCAGACGATGTCGTTGGTGACAACGATGCATGCATCCAGGTAACTCAGGCTTGGATCATGAGTGAACAGGGTCAGGAAGC